AGCTAACATCCTATATGACCGAAGTTTCTTATCTTTATGTAATATAGGATGGGAAGAAACAATTATTCTTATAATGGGTTGCTTTCTGTGATTACACGAAAACCTATCTATAGGTATAAAGTGAGGCAGAAGACTTCTCAGGAGGTCATAGATGAACTTAGAGAATCTGGTAACCAAAGAAAAGTTGACAGTATCACAAATATCATTGCTCGCCTGTTCTCTGTACCCGAAGTGTATCTAGAAAGAAATAAGACGGGACCTAGAATAAACATAAATGGTAATTCAAATGTATCCGTCGATCAGGATTCATCTTATACAGATCTCGGTGCGACTTCGAGTGAAGCTGTGGGTAGCATAACCGTTGATGACACGAACGTAGATCTCACGACACCTGGTATCTATTTTGTTACCTATACGGCTACCGATGCGCTTGGATATTCCAGTACCGTGAGGCGTTATGTTGTTGTGGAAGCTGTGGTAGAGGAGCAAAGTGGGACGGGTACTCCGAGCGATCCTTTCGTGTTAACATTCACTGGTACTTCACCCCATTTGGATACGACAACTCTGTACAGGGGTAAAACGTATAGATTTGATTACAGTGGAGTACCTGCGTTTGTTAGTGGAGGTTTCGCTATAACAAGACAGGTGAATACCGTTTCGCGACCAAACACCGTAAAATGGGAAATAGGGGCTACATACCCCAATTCTTCAATTACTACATGGACAGTTCCAGAAACATGCCCGGATACTATGTATTGGTACGTTATAAATGGTTCTACGCAAGGTGCCTTAACTATTGCTTATGATACAGCATTACCTACAAGGTATAAGATTCGTTGGCTGGACCCCGATCAGATATTTCCAGCTAAGATTGATAGGGATAATATTGACGCGGGATTTGCACGTATAGAAAATTTGTTCACCGGTAGAAGACCCGCAGCTTCTGCCGCTGGTTTACATTTTGATACCACCATGAACATGGCCAATAACTTATCATTAAGTTCCGCGGCTACCGGTGGCCCCACAGCAAGCGACTATAGTGTAGTTCCCGGTGGATTTGAGTATAATGGATGGACGGAAAGTGGTGAAATTACTTGGAAAACAGCTGGTCGCGTGACGGTTAGTGGCAACGACAGTATTTACGACAAGGCTGGGACACCAAAAAACTTTACGGAGATGACAGTCGCACACGAAGGTCTACACGCTATAGGAACTGGTTCAACCACCGCTATCATAGGTAGAAACTTTAACGGTAATACAGGACTTGCAATCAGACACCCAACCGATCCAGGTACAGAAGGTAGCGAAAACTATCTTTGGACGGGTTCAAACGCACTCACGTGGTACAAAAATTATTTCGGTAGTAACATCAGTTCGGATGTTGAGGGAGTTCCGTTTAAAGCTGGAGACTTGTCACATTGGGATGATTACACAAATGGAGGACGCGCACTTGAACGCACCATAAATGGTAAAACATATTTGGGAATATGGGATGAAGTTGTCACCGCAACTGGTGGTGATTACATAACTGGTTTGACTGCTGGATTGTTAAAGGATATTGGTTTGCCAATCAATATGAGTAATGTTGAAACATCTACTCCACCGACGGTAGCAAAGACGTGGGCGTTTGATGTGGGTGCCGGTCTTACACTCACAGCGAACACGGATGTGTACACAAATGTGTATACCAACTCTTCCCTCTCCGGAACAAATCCAGAACTGAAAATGGAACCTGAAGATGTGGTCGTACTCAACATTTTAGCGGGTGGAGCTACCATAAACGTGTACTCGAATACGTCCGTGGGTAGTATGGAGTGGGATCCTCTCACGACGGGAGTGACATCGGGTACTATTACGGTGGCACCAACAAATTCTAATGTGGAACAGTGGCTATATAACAGTGTCTTTTACACCGATGGTACGAATCATGGTAAGATTACGGTCGATAGTATCGTGTATGACGAAGGAAGAGATCACGATTCCGATGGTGTTTATAACAATCGTGATCCACAAAGTCTTTCGTTCACACCCGAGTACACAATCTTTACCGATTCCAAATTTGATGCGGCCATGAAATGGCAGGGTTCGAGTGATGGGTACTACACGGCGAATACATCTACCACGACAAACTTTCCTCTTTATAAGGCGTCTACCAACACTACGACACCTACGAGTGGTTTTACAGTTTCGGGTGGTGAGCCGTGGGCGCTATCTGCTGCGGTCATTTGTGGGAGAAGACAAGCTGGTTGGGATCAAGATTCTGGTATCGTTCTTTTGAATACACAAGGTGGTGGGGATGGAAACATAACTCTCTCTACACACGAAAATAAAGAGACGGGTGATTTCTACGCAAAGTTCAAATATGGAAACAATGTTGAAATTACAACAGGTAATGTGGCATACAATCATTATTACACGGGATTTTATGTTGAATATGATGGTGCCCAAGGTTTCCGTATGTTTACATACGATTACAAGACCGACACATTGACCCAAGTTCCTTCCGCTAATGTGGTCGTAACAGGTACCGTGGGTCCCATGCGTGCGGCAAACTTCGAAGTTGCAAAGACTCCCGGTGCTGATAGATACTGGAATGGACGAATATCACATGTTACCGTTACAACCCTTAGGTCAGGTGTAGCTCTTCCAACTAATACAGAAGTTCTCAACATGATTAAAAATCCAGATACATGGTTGACTACGTACAAGGTTGGAAATCCATTAAGGTTACCGGGTGCGACAATTGACGACGCTACTACCACGACACCTACCTCGTTAAGTTTAAATGTGGTCAGTGGATACTATAGACTTGATGGTGCTTTCATTCGTACACAGGGAACCTTGGCCGATCCTGGTAGTCTCAAGAAATCACTCACAAGAGGTACTGTGTATTCTATAGATTTAACAGACTCAACTTTAAGTGGAAAACAGATGCGTTTATCTACATCTCCTGTGTATCACATCAGTCTAGAGGCGGCTCAAGCTAATGTATATAATTCTAATGTTACGTACACATCTGATTCTATAACTATCTCCGCGGGTGATGATACACCAGACTTTTTGTACCTCTTTGACAACCTTGACACAACAGACCCACAATCTCCCCGTGACGGACCTCTTGAATTTACTGGAAGCGGATTTCCTTCGGGTTCAGTCGTCACTACTTTCACGAAGCGGTCCATTGGTGATAGTGACTCATCGGCTATTCAAAAATCGGCACAAGCGACAAAGGTGTACTATTTTACGGGTCTTTTGGCTAAGGGTCCAGGTGTAGCATCTCAAGAAGCACGTTTCAGAAATGATGTTTCGTACGACGCGACAGAACATTTTCTAGTAAGTAACTAAAGAGGAATGAATTCTCTGACTGAAAAAATACACGCTAAGTTTTGTTCAGATAATGCATGCAAGGAATGCAGTAAACCAAAGTGGATTCCTTGCCCACATTGTGGGGTAGAGTATATGGAGAGATTGATGACTGAACACATAAAGGTGTGTCCTAGTCTGCGTACATGAGACCCGCAATTCCATTTTTGATTTTGATGAAATTATAATTTACCGCGTAGATTGGACGGTTCACCGGTGCCGTGCAATGTATTCTGAATCCATCGATCCGTGAAAAATTTAGAGAACCTGTCATTTGGTATCGAGACGTGTTTATACAAAACGGATAGAAGAACATATTCTCGGCGTTAGAGGATGAATATTCAGTGTGATAATAGGAAGGTACGGCCGTGAAGAACGGTATCGCCGTTTGTTTTTCTGTGATATCTACACCGTTTACTTCTAGGCTTACTTTGTTAGTGACCGACACCAGGTTATTGTCTCCATATGCATTACTAGAAGCTATGAATTTTACGGGGTGGTTAAAAAAGAGAGTCTGAACAGTGTCATTCGAGGGTTCCGTTTTCTGGACTTGTTGAATGAGCATTACACGCTCGGTGGGCTGAGCGATTCGTAAACGTTCCTCCGTGTCTAGAGCGACGTACGTGGCGAAGAATTTCGGTTTATAATTTGCATTAAAATTGGAACTCCACTTGATTTTGATTCGAACGTCACTGTACTGTAAGGCCAGAATGGGTAAACTGTATCCCCAGTTTTCACAGAAAAACCAACGGAACGGATAAAAGTAGGATTCGGAACCTAACCCACCATGCAAAGAAGCCTGGTACGACTTTGCGAACGATGAAGCGAACAAATCAATCGCAATTTCTTCTGTAAATTCTGAAGACTGTTTATCTATGAGCTGATCTCCGATGTATAATTCTGCTTCTTCGATTACGTTTGACCAATCATCGATAAGTTTGGCCGTTTCATTTTCTTCTATGGTCATGAAACAGTAGTTCAACAGATCACCTGAACGACGAAGTGTGATGGTAGATGTATTCCCTGCACCCGGATTTCCATCGATCGTCTGTTGTTCCTGAAAAAGTGAAAAATTCGTGTGTCTCTTATGAGTCGAGTTGAAAAAGCTCAACTCAGGATTCCCAGTTATGTGTACGTCTTGTGCACCCAAAGCGATCAATCTGGTGATAGCTCCGGAACCAGACATTACTATATTTAAAAAAGATAATTTTAAACACCTAAGTGAGCCCCGCCTCATCAAGTTTTCATCAAACCTACTACCAACATGAACGTTACTTCTGTCACCGATTACATCCTCAAGCTCGAGAAGCTCAACGAAGAGTCTCGCACCAAGATTGAGCATCTCAAGAAGCTCCTCGACGAGGCCAACAAAGAAAAGGTCGCTGCGCTCAAGTCTCTGTACCACACGACCGCTCGAGTCACCGAGAAGGAGTGTGTGAACCAGGGTCTCGTCGACCGTCTCCTCGAACTTGGGGAGATGACTTCCGACTTTTACAAGACTGCCGCCTACAACAGGGGTGCGGAAATTCTTCGCGGACTCGACTACGAGGTTGAATCCGGTGAGAGTGTCATGCACATCAAGGGTATCGGCAAGTCTATCGCCACCAAGATTGACGAGTACCTCGAAGAGCAGGACCCCGACTACGAAGAGTCCGTTGCCTCCAACGACTACGAGTCTGACGAGGACACCGAGTCTGAGGTGGACAGCGACGACGAGTATTTCGTCAGCTACAATCACGACATCTATACCATGCTCAAGGACTACGCCAAGAAGGAATCCAATCCTTACAAGATTCAGGCGTACGAGAATGCCGCCGGTGAGATTTACTACCTACCCTTCAGGGTTACCAGTGGTAAGGATGCCATGAACCTTCCGGGTATCGGTAAGTCCATCGCCGCCAAGATTGACGAGTTTCTCAAGAAGACCACTTCTACCAACGAAGAAGTGGCACGAGCTCTCGAGGAGTTTGCCGAAGACCTCGAAGACCCTTTCAAGATTCGTGCGTACGAAAACGCCGCTGGACTCATCCGCAATCTTAAGTTTGAGGTAACCAGTGGTGAGGAACTCGCGGAAGGTCCCAAGAAGGTGAAGGGTATTGGCAAGAGCATTGCCAGAAAGATTGATACGTTTCTTCAGACTGGGGAAATGAATTAAATCCACTGAGCTGGTTGCTTGACCTTCTTTTTGGGTCTGCGACCAAGACGAGAGAGTACATATACGTAGAACAATAGTCCGTACCTTATCATTTATAATTTTAATTCAAACGAATCTTTTTTTTTACCGTCATACGCGTTCACGATACCCGATTCTATCATTTTTTCGTTCACGGACCGCTTATCTCCCTTACGTCTATATACTGTCACTAAGGGTCGACCGTATTTATCGTTTTTACCACATTCAATCCATACTAAGCCGTTAACCCTGTTTCTACACATAAATGGGTTCCATAATTGGTAAGGTGCGCGATCATCAAATCCACACTCTTCCTTAAACATGTCTCGCGCAAGTTTAGCGAGGTGAATATGTTCTGCTCTATCTTTCAACCCAAGACTGGGTTTTATCTCAGCTGAGTCATAGCCGATAGTTCTAAAATTAAACTTTAAGGGGCGACCATGAAGCATGATAACCGCCTTGAATGTATCTCCATCGTATACACTTGTGATTTTTGCATACCCCTCGTATTTGTTGAGACTAAAAACTGGCATCGAATCATCAACACCAGAAAGAATTCTTTTAGTGAAACAGCAATTCATATATAAAGAGGTCGGGGCTCCTCTTTAATATTTTTCTTGACTAATGATAAATAATGGTTTCGTATGTACTCAACGTAGACAAGGCGGGTGATCTTAAGTTTGGTCGTAAGAAGTGCCGTCTCCACAAAAAGGAGGAAGTGGTGAAGGTTGCCAGGGATTATGGTATACGTACTCCCAATAAGAAGACTGTCAAGGAACTTTGTGGAAGTTTAAAGAAGAAAATTCAAAAGGCTGAGCGAGTTTCGCGAGAGGAGGTCGCCAACATGAATAACGTCCCCCTCGCCAAACTGTATCCCGAGGCTGCCAAGAAGCGTGCGGCCGCCAAGAAGCGCGCTGAGAAGAAAGCCTTTAACAGGAAGGTCGCGGCCAATTTCATGAAGAGTATGGTGACGAAGCGTATCACTACGCCTGTGCGTGCCACGGTGAGAGCTGTGATGCCCATGCCCAAGCCCCAAAAGAAGGCTCAACCTCTCACCAAGGATGAAGCAAAGAAACGTATCATGGCAATGAAGGGTCTTACCGGTCGTAACAAATTTGTTTTAGTCAACAGGATCAATCTTAACCAACATTCGCCTCGACGGGTTGTTCGTCTGGCTCGAGAATTGGCGCGTCTTCGGTAATGTCGACTTCACCGTGTTGCGTATCCCAATCTGAGAGGTCGTTGTATACTTTTTCGGTGGTATCGTAACTCGAGGTACCGTCCGAGATGAGCATATCTCGTACCATCTCGTAAAGAACAGTGGTGAGCGCAAATTTGTATGCAAGAAATCCTACGAAAGTAGCTCCATAATCAAAATCAAAAGCGAACGGAGCATTGTTCCACGCCATTTCAAAAGCGGCGGCGCTGATGGGTGCCAAGAACTGTTTCTGAAACGGCGAATTCTCGATGTTATCTACGTGGTCCTCGAGTAAAGAGATGTAGGCATACGAGGCGAGACCCCCGAGGGTAGCGGAAACGCCCATCTCAGCACCTTGGGTGATGAAATAGGACGTAGCGAGTGCGGAGCCATACCCAGCCGTAGTGTTCCTGAGATTCTTCTTGAGACGGCGATATTCACCAGAAGTCTTGGGTACGACGGGCTTGGCGAAAGATGTAGTGGAGATCATTTACTATTTTTCATTGTTAACTAAGCTTTATGTGGCTTAAAAATTTTGGAACACAATAGTATATGCCGTGTCAACATTGTAAAAAGAAATGTGGAGTTCCGATTGATTGTAAATACTGTAGTGGTAGTTTTTGTCCGGGTTGTCTCAATTTAACGAAACATGATTGTCAAGGGGCAGATATCAAGAAGATGAAACAACGTAAAGAACTCGAGGATAGACTAGCATATGAACCAACTCCCAAGCACTTAAAGATTTAACTCGTAAAATAGATGTGCTGAAATGCCCGAGTGGTCTAAGGGGACCGACTTAAGATCGGTTGGTGTTCTCACCTCGTGGGTTCGAACCCCACTTTCAGCATCGCACTCATAGCTCAGTGGTAGAGCGCAAGTTTAGTAAGCTTGAGGCCGGGAGTTCGAACCTCCCTGAGTGCAACCCTATTAAAAGAATGGAAATCAACTAGATCATGAACGCTGTCCGTATTCATGATATAGCCTCCGTGACCTTTTTACTTCCCTTTTCTACGTTGGCAGTCGCCGAAGTATTTTTTGGATATGTCGTCTACCCTATGTTTTTAACACACACACTCACGTTTCATTTACTATACGATCTCATATGGATTTACGTACAGCCCAAAATTATCACGTCGCATCGGAATCTTATCATGTTGCACCATGTCGTCGCTCTCATGTATCTCCTTCGACCCCTTTTGAATCCTTTTGAATCACGTACAACTGCACTCGCGTCTCTCGTAGAGATTGACACGACGATTCTCATTTTGAAGAGACTTTTACCGAGGAGTACCTTCATGAACAATTTGTATCTCACGTCAAACATGGTCATTCGAGTGTACTACGAGACATTCTTGACTTTTCTGGTTTGGTTCATCTCGCGTTACGATCCATTTTGGGTGAGAGCTTACACGCTCTCGTGTCAACTTTTCATAAACGTATTTAGTTGCGGAATTTGTGCACTCACATTTTCTAAGAACTTTAAGAAAAGAATCTAATGTACTAGTAGTATGCAAATTTTCGTAAAGACACTCACCGGGAAGACGATCACTTTGGAGGTTGAGTCTTCGGACACGATCGATAACATCAAGGCTAAGATCCAAGACAAAGAGGGTATTCCACCCGACCAACAACGACTCATTTTCGCTGGTAAACAACTCGAGGATGGACGTACACTCTCAGATTATAACATCCAAAAAGAGTCTACTTTGCACCTGGTTCTTCGTCTCAGGGGTGGTGGTGAGCGCAAACCCAACGCGTACATAAACTTTGTCAAGAAGCATCGTCCCGAGGTTGTCAAAGATTTTCCCAATCTTTCATTCACCGAAATTGGTTCGAAGCTCGGTGAAATGTGGAGGGCTCTTTCCGACGAAGAGAAAAAGAAATATGTGAAATAAGTATGTGGTTGTACATAGTAGGAGTTGGAGCATTTCTTTACACCGTCCCATATTGTTGTTTAGTTTCGGTATTTAAAGAACGAAATAGAAGAGGGTGTTCACCTAGAGGTTCATCAATGTACTTAAGGGATATGGACCATAACTATACATATGGCACCTCTCGGAGTTAAGAAACTTTGTTACGATGCTCATCTGCCTACTCGTGGTTCTGATGGTGCTGTGGGATATGATCTATATAGCTCCGAGGATGCGACGGTACCGTGTCAGGCGGGGCGAGCTCTAGTGAGTACCGGTATCGCACTATCCATTCCAGACGGTCTATATGGTCGTGTAGCTCCTCGCTCTGGTCTCGCCGTGAAGCACTGTATCAATGTGGGCGCGGGTGTGATCGATCCTGATTATACCGGTGAAGTCAAGGTCGTCCTATTCAATCATGGTACGGAAGACTTTGAAATCAAGAAGGGTGATCGTATCGCTCAACTCATTTTGGAGAGGTGTGAGACACCTATGATTAAGGAAGTTGGTCTTCTCGAGGAGACACTCAGGGGTGATGGTGGTTTCGGATCTACAGGTCTTTGAATTCCTCTTTGCAAAACCACAAATCTTCGGGTGTAGGCATGAATAACATACCATGGCGCATAGTCATATACAACTTAGCTTTATTCAGATCAGGGTAAGACCACAGAATCCAACGTTCCCAATATTCGGCCCGGAAGAAATCTTCCCAATCCTCTTTCGTACTTTTATCGATCCTCAACATTTCCCGATGAATCTCACCAGGATCCGTTTCTATTCGCAGCTTCTTAGGAAGGACAGCACCTTTTCTAAGAAGATGTGCACGCATGAGTTTTGGATTTCTATGGTCGATGTAATGCTGGGTACCTCTTTCACCGAAATCGATGGCTCTTTTATTGGGTAACGTCACCCTGAGTTTGTGTGTTACGGAAGGGCTTGGTTGTAATACGACGTGCATTAATACAGCATAAGGAAAAAATTATAGCTATATTCATGCTCGAATATACGACACTCGACGGGACGATCATACAAGTTGGTCAAAATGCCAAAGAAAATGATCGATTGACGCTTTCGAGTGCACCTCGATATTGGTGGATGCACGCCGCCGGGTATTCGGGTGCACACGTTATCATCTGTGAAACGAATGATCTCTCTAGGGAGACGAAAAGGGATGCGATGGTTTTAACGATTCATCACAGTAATGCACCCGATACCAAAATGTCGTGTATTGACTTGGCTCGTGTAGAGCAAACCGCATCTATGCGTCAGGCTGGAAAAGTTGAACTTCGGGGTGATGTCATGGAACTCACCATTTTTATGCGCCGTGAAAAGGAACGTTTAGAAAGGATCTTAAAAACGAAACGGGTGGTAACAGTATAATGAGTCATTTTCAGGATTGGAAACCCGTCGTCATTCATGGAGCGAAACACAATGTTTCGCGACCCACACAGCCACACCGTGAAGTGACGAAGGAGCAAAAGTTAGACCGCGAGGAGTTGGGGACACACGAGACGGTTTCACTTTCCATGGCGAAGATGATTCAACAAGGGCGTATTGCTAAAGGTTTCAAGACACAAAAAGATTTAGCGATCGCGGTGGGTGTGAATGCGAGTATTATCAACTCGTACGAATCGGGTAGAGCTATTCCGGATCCGAATGTGCTACAGAAATTGAGAAGGGTTCTGGGAGTAAAACTAAAGTAAGGAAGAATAATGTCCAGCGATGTAATACACATCCTTGAATCCAAGATCTTCCAATTTCTCTGCCGCAAATCTGGCCCGTTGCCCCGTATTGCAGTAGACGAGTAAACCTCTCTTGGGAAGTTCCGTCGTCGTTTTTTCATTGATTTTATCGACTGGGATGTGAAGCGCTTTTGGGTAATGACCCGCGCGCCACTCCACAGCTGTTCGAACATCTATGACCTTTTTAATTTTACCTTCTTTTATGAGTCTCTTGGCCTCGGAAGCAGATACGAGACTCTGACCCAAATAGGAATACGCAACAACCGCGGTGAGGCCACCGGCTATGAGTAGGGGTATCATATATAAAGGTTTAGATGTTTTTATGATAAATGGTCCTTGGCAAGAAAAACGACGACACGACTACACGACTCACCCCAGATGAACGTGACGCCATGTACGCGAAAATGAAACAAGCGGCTATCGACAAGGCACTTCAGGGTGAAAAGGTTCGATACAAGTCTACGTCCAGCCCTGAGCGATTCAAGGCTTTTCTCGAGCATCGACTTACGATTTGGGATGAGCTAAAGGATAAAACGTTTCACGGAAAGCGTATGTATAACAAGACTAAGGAAATTCTAGCAAACTTTGAATCGAGCGCTAATTAAACGAGCTTCGTCCCAACGACCGGATTGTTGAATCAAGAGTCGTGTATTCGGTTTCATCCTGGAAAGAGAAAACCCTTCTCTTAATCTCTTAAAAGCATAGTCGATGGTCTTGCTGTTAATGTCACTACGTTTCACCTTGTACGCTCGCATTTCATTCTCCACCTCTTTCAGTTTGGATGTGAGTTCATTTACGGTACTTTGAAGTGAGGTAATGACGAGCTTCTGTTTCTTGACTTTCATATCCTCCGGTTTGTTCCGGAGTCTATCCTTCAATTCTGCGATAATTACCTTTTGCTTTTTGATCTTTAGGTTCTTCTTCTTCACCACCTTGTCAATCTCAGGTCCAAGGTCTACGACAAACTTGGACGTCTTGCGGGGTCGTGAACAAGATTTTACCATTTTGTAATACTTTTATATGTTTAACAAATTACTTAGGTGTTTAGTTACCGAAAGCGACGCCACCCATACCCTTCTTAATGCGTAAAATGTTGTAGTTTACGGCATATACGCGGTGAAGGTTGTTACCACCGGAAGGACCGGTGAGGGCGAGCTTGGCATTGTCGATGCGACTGAAGTTTAGGGTGCCGGTGGGGTTCGACCTGCTCAAGCTGAGGCAGAAAGGCCACGTGAAGGTGGGAAGATCCTCGAGAATGTCATCGGGGAGGTCGCTACTGTGCATCTCGGGTACGACA